CCAAGGAGTGAGCAGCCACCACCACTGTTCATTATTAGGAATCAATTTTCTGTATAGTCTGTAATCGTCAATGGAAAGAAGAGATACATAATCCGTGCAATTTCCATATTCCGTCTGTCCATCAAGAGACAATAAATCTCTTCCAAACGGAAGAATATTTTTTTCCATAATCTCATCAGCAATTTTCTTATAAAAATCGTTATTGAGATATTCACGCAGACTACTTAGTATCCAATTGTTTGTTTCCGAATCAAAAATTTTTCTTTCCTCTAATGCATCTGAAAGACAAACATATCCGCAAGGTTTGATGTCAAGGATTCTCCATTTTGTTCCGGCAACTTCAAAATAATCGCCGACTTTCAATCCAGTAAGCCGTTCTTTCATATTTTCACTTTCCAATTTATCAATCCGCTTTTCAAGCATTTCAACTCTTTTTTCTAAGTCCATATTATTCTCCTTTCGATACAAAGATATTAGATTTTAAGATACAGAAAGGGCGCACGCCGTAGTCGTTGAGGCAATAGACGTTGCTGATGCAGCCGGACGGCGAAACAATTACAATAGCATACTTCGACCCTCTTTCAGCAGTAGACCACGGTGCAATTGTCCAATAGTAATCTGTCAAATCTTCATTCACAAGCAAATCATTGTATTCTCTGGCTTCGTCAAAAGTAATAGGGCGAACCTCACAAATACAATCATTAAACTCGTTCTGATTATCAACACTCGTCAATGGCACGGAATGCTCAACAAGATTTCCAGCACCGACATTTTCCAAAATAATAGGCTTGATTTTTTCGTCAATATACTTTTTCAAAGCAGATTTATTGTAATCTCTTGTATCTCCATCAAACCGAACATTTTCAGCCATAAGGTTTTTGGAGATTACGTTTGTCGTTTCGTAATTCTGTTCCAAAACAATAAATTCATGTTTTCCAATCATGAATGTTTCGCCAGGTTTCAAGGAATTCAAAACAACCTTTTCCTTTTTCTCTTCGCTCTTCAAAATTTCAAGAGCCTTTTCAACTAATTTAATTGCTTCTTTCATTTCAATACCTCCGTTGATTTCAATTTTTTACTGCGATTTTGCACATCATTAAAAATTGCAAAAATAATCTCATGCGATAATTTAGTTGCATATTTTTCTCCGATTGCAATGCCAGTTTCTACAAACTCTTTCCACCAAGAATCATCATCTTCCGGGTAGTAATATTTCTTACGCCAATTCCAAATATCAGTCCACATATGCTGTTCTTCTGGAATCTGCGATACATTTACGCTTCCCATATAAACACCACCTAACTAAATATTGAATTATCGTAGTCCTCGACAAATCCACCGCTTTCATTATCCCAACCAAGACAAATATTCAAATCATCGTGGTCTCCGTAGATTCGTTTGGACTTTTCATCGTAGTGTACTTTCCAACCTCTGTATGAAGTTCTTCCAAATACACGATTTTTAGTAACCGAAATTACTCTCGGATAATTTTCCATCGTATTCTCATCTTTATTTACGTTGTAGTGAATAATCACTCCTGCTGAATTGACAATATCGGAATCGCCACGAATCGAATCGTCCATATCTTCATCATCAATTCCACTATCTTTTCTCTTGTGAGCCACTAAGATAATACAAACATTGTAAAATCTAGCCATATCCTCTAGTGCGTTTGAAACTTCACTCTGTGCTTCCAACTTACTTCCCTTAACTCTCGTTTTGTTTATCATTGTCATTAAATTATCAATCACAATAACTCTTACATTTTGGCTTACTATCATACGTTCAATCGTATTCAGCAAGTCAGTATCTTCATCTTTAACCATTGTGCGGTCGTAAAGCATACATTTTCCACGATACCACTCTACAATCTTATCTTTCGCAGATTTGC